ATGGCTCTTACTATCGGAATCGTCGGCCTGCCCAACGTGGGCAAGTCCACCATGTTCAACGCACTCACCCGCAACAACGTCCTGGCGGAGAACTATCCCTTCGCCACCATCGAACCGAACACCGGCATCGTGCCGTTGCCCGATGACCGCCTGCCGGTGCTCGCGGACCTCGTGCACACCGAGAAGGTCGTGCCTGCGACCGTCACCTTCGTCGACATCGCCGGCATCGTCAAGGGCGCCTCGGAGGGCGAGGGACTGGGCAACAAGTTCCTCGCAAACATCCGCGAGGCGGACGCCATCTGCGAAGTGGTGCGCGCCTTCGAGGACGACGACATCGTGCATGTCAACGGACATGTCGACCCGGCGGACGACATCGACACCATCAACACTGAGCTGATCCTCGCGGACCTGCAGACCATCGACAACGCGCTGCCCAAGCTGGAGAAGGACCTGCGCGGCAAGAAGATCGAGCCCTCCTACCTGGAAGCGGTCAGGAAGGCCAAGGAGATCCTCGAATCGGGCCGCACCATCGATGCCGCCGCCCAGGCCGGCGAAATCGACAAGGTCGACGTGTTCGACCTGCATCTGCTCACCGCCAAGCCCTTCATCTACGTGTTCAACGTGGACGACAACGAGTTGTCCAACGAGGACTTCAAGGCGAAGCTCGCCGCCTCCGTGGCACCGGCCCCCGCCATCTTCCTCAACGCCCAGTTCGAGGCCGAGCTCACCGAGCTCGACGAGGCGGACGCGCGCGAGATGCTCGCGGACGCCGGCCTGGACGAGTCCGGCCTCGACCAGCTGGCCCGCGTCGGCTTCGACATCCTCGGCCTGCAGACCTTCCTGACCGCAGGCGAGAAGGAAGTGCGTGCCTGGCAGATCCACCAGGGTTGGACCGCACCGCAGGCCGCCGGCGTGATCCACACCGACTTCGAGAAGGGCTTCATCAAGGCCGAGGTCGTCTCCTACGACGACTTCGTGGCCGCCGAGGGCTCCATGGCGAAAATCAAGGAGGAAGGCAAGCTCCGTCTCGAAGGCAAGGATTATGTCATGCAGGACGGCGACATCGTCGAGTTCAAGTTCAACGTGTCGAAAGGCTGAGCGCAGCTAGTCGCAAACGGCGTGTTTCCAACGGTTTTCGAGTGTCGGAACGTTGCAGACGCGCCGTTTTCCCGTTTTCGCGGAATGGCGGAACGTGGCGGCTTCCGGACGGGTTGTGGCGCACATAGGGTGCGCGATAGGGTGCACTTCCCGGACAGCAAAAGGAGCATGCATCATGGCTACGAAACGACGCACCAAGGGAGCGGGCGGCGTCTTCCGCGACAAGAACGGCACCTGGCATTTCCGCAAGTCCATGGGGGTCGACCCCGTCACCGGCAAGACCCGACGGATCGAGGCGCGCGGCAAGACCAAGAGCGAAGCACGCGAACGCTTCGAGCAGAAGGTCGCCGACTACGAACGCACAGGGCTGATTGCCGGCGGCACCAGCCCCAGACTCGCCGACTACGTCGAACGCTGGCTCGCCGACTACGCCACCCGCGTCAAACCCACCACCTACCGCACCCGTGCGGGACGACTCAAGGCCTGCAACGAACACCTCGGCCAGGTACGCCTGAAGGACCTCACGCCAGAACACATCCGCACCTGCATGCGAGCCTTGGGCGAACGGCTCGCACCCACCACCCTCAAGGACCACTACGTGAGCCTGAAGATGGTCCTCGACCAGGCCGAACTCGACGGCCTCATCCCCCTCGACCCATGCAGGAAAGTCAAACCGCCCCGCGTCGAACAGGACCCCGTCCGCATCCTCGACGCCGACCAACCCAAGCAGCTCATCGAGACCGTGCCCAGCATGCCGCGCGCCACCCACGGACCCGCCGACAGCCAGGACGACCTCGAACTGTGGGCGCTGCTGTTCGAACTCGCATTCACCACCGGCCTGCGCCCCGGCGAACGCCGCGGCCTGACCCCCGACGAACTCGAATCCCGCGACGGCACATGCGGCATCAGCGTACGCCACCAGCTCCAGGACCTCGGCACTCCCGGCCGTGTCGAGATCCCCAAATGGCTCGACGCCACCCACATCTGGGGCACCCAATGGCTCACCACCCCCAAGACGCGCGCCGCCCACCGCTTCATCCCCCTGCCTGAAGGCCTGTGGAGCCGCCTGTGGGCCCGCATCGGCCGCCTGCACATCGACGCCCACGACCTCGTGTTCCGCACCCACCTGGGACGCCCCGTGTCCGGCAGCAACGAACGCAGACACTTCAAGAAGGCGCTCGCCGCCGCCGGCCTGCCCGACGTGAAGCTGTACAGTGCGCGGCATTGGACGGCGACCATGACCGCCCTGGCGGATATGCCGGACGATGCGCGCATCGCGATCATGGGCCACACCGACCCTGCCGTCACCCTGCGCTACACGCATCGCGGCACCGCCAGCCTCGCCCGGCTCATGGCCGACGCGATTCCCGACCTGGGCGGCGACACGGTCGAAGCGGAGATCATCGACGACTGAGTCAGCGGGAACAAGCGCCCCGTCCGGCCGCTGCATGGCCGGGCGGGGCGCTTTCCCTATTCCTGGGGGTGCTTGCGGGGGCGTCCGCCGTGACCGGGTCGTGCGGCGTTCCATGCGTCGATGGTCTCCGGTTTCCATCCCTTGGCATGCCCCACGATCACGTCGGGTTCGGGGAGACGGTAGGTCATCAGGGCCCCCTTGGTGATGCCCAGGCGTGCGGCGACCTCTGTCATGCTCAGGTAACGTTCGGTCATCGCGTGCGCCTCCATCCCGCGAGCAGGCCGAGCAGGCCCGTGGCGATGGCCATGGTGGCGATGACGCCGGGGCGGAACGCGGCAAAGGCTCCGCAGGCGGTGGCGATGGCCATGAGCATGCAGGCGATGCCGCCCAGATTGTGCTTGTCCATGATGTGCGCGGTATGATTGGGGAGTAGGGATTGCGGATACTACCGATATTCGCAATCCCTACCGCTTTACCTCTTGTGTCGCGGCTTGCGGTGCCGGTCACGAAGTTCGATGCCGAACTCGATGAGCTGGACTGTCAAGCTGGCGGCGGCAATGATGGTGGCAAGCATTCCCCAGTCCAACCGCCTCACCTCCTTTCACTCTTCTGTTTTGCGCTGACAGATATATCATAACAAAATGATGACAATATCGCAAGGCGACACGCCGCGTTCAGCATATCTAGTGCATAGAGCACGAGAAGAAGCAATATCTAGTCAATACAGGCATATGCGTCGTCGCACTTCGTATCATGAGAAGAAAAACACGCGAGAAAGGAGGAAACTGATGGACGGACAAGAAAAACCGTACGTCAATCCGGCTCAAGCACCCAGCACTGCCGCCACCGAACTCCTCCTCAAAACAGTGGCAGACGAAGATCGTCGCATCATGCTGCCAGTCAATGTCATCGATATCGCCAACCAACTCGGACTCAAGTTCACCACGCTATTCCTCGAGGAAGGCGTCAGCGGATTACTGGTCAAGAATGAGGAGAATGGGCCATTCAACGCCGTCGTGGACGCGAGCGAACACCAGCACCGCATGCGGTTCACCCTGGCACACGAGATTGGCCATTACATCCATAAATACCAAGGTGATGAATGGAACGGCAAGATTGCCGGACTCGTAGAACACCGCGACGAACTGTCCTCCAAGGGCACTGACCCCGAGGAACGGTGGGCAAACAAGTTCGCAGCCTCACTACTCATGCCGGCCGCCATCGTCGCCCGCTTCTGGGCCGAAGGATTGAGCGTGGAAGAAATCGCCCGACAGTTCAACGTCTCGCAAAGCGCGTTGAAATTCCGACTCAGGAACCTCGGGCTACGATGACGGACCATCCGAATCGCCAAAACGAAGCAGACCGTGCCATCGCCCAATTCGACAAGGCCCAGAAGCGACAGGCGCCGGATGCCAAATATGCGCTCGCCGACGAAGAATCGGTCCGTGAATCCACGGATGACATCAACAAGCAGCGTCGAGACACGGCAAAGGCTCAACGCGCCGAAGACGACAACCGTCTGCGAAAGCTGATGGTCCACTGGGCAATGAGATTCGTCGGGGCTCAGCTCGCGGTCTGCGACCTGGTCATGATCGGCTATCTCATTGCCGAAATCTGCCAACACCACGCCATCTATCCCCAGGTCATCGTCGCTTGGCTGGGCGCCAGCCTAGTAGAAGTCATTGGAATCTTGTGGGTCATCGCCAGGAACCTGTTCCCCTTCCATGACAAGAACAGGGACAAGAAAGCAGAGCGACACCGAAAAACCGAAGACCAGTAGTATTGCATCTTTACAGCACCGCCAGGCTCGGGTCGTCATGCACCCGCTGCCGATACGCATGCACCACCCACGGCATCACACCCAACTCCACCGCGATCCCATGCACGTTCTGCCCCACACCGACTCCGCGAACGCATACTCTAATGGGTCGATCAACAATGCGCTCGCCTCCATGTCCGCACGCCGCTCCGTCCACCGGTCACACCGGCAACCCATGTCACGGTGTTTGGCGTGCGAGATCTCATGCGCCAGGACACAACGCCGCTGGACGGGGGAGAGGTGTTCGTCGAGGATGATGAGGTTGAACCTTGGCACCCACAGGCCCTGCTTGCCGGGTTGCAGTTGTGCCTCGTCCACGTGCGCCCATTTGGATGCTTCGTATTCCAGGTAATCGTCCGTGGTGTCCTCCTCAGTCCCAATGTATCGGGCGGCGAATGCCTTCCGCATATGCGGGGTTCGCGTCCAGATAGTTGCGTACGGTCCTGGAGAAACCGTCATCGTCTTCGATTTGGTCGACTAGGTACATCTGCGCAACTAGGATTGACCCGACGGACTGGTCCTCGAAACGAAAATCGGGGTATTTTTGTTTGATGCGCTTGAGGACAGGGGTGGAGACCACCATCTCGCGATTCCATAGACGGCTGTGGTGTGAGCATAGGTTCCTCAGGTACACCATGGAATGAATGACCTGTGCATTTGCCTTATTCCCGGCGTTAAGCTCGATGTCGTGATATAGGGAATGCAGTGTTGTGGTATCCGCATAGAGGGAAATCATCTTCGAGACAACGCCGAACGGAAGTGCCTCCACTGCAGCCCACAACGGGATCGACCGTTTCTGTGCTCGATAATGCCTGATGCATACTTCGCTGGACCGACGCAGCCACTTGTTTATTTCCTCCAGCAACCCGTCGCGCAGGGGATTCCCATGCTTGTCCCTGCGATCTCTATACGATTCGGCATCCAGGTAGGTGTATGCGCCGCCGTTCTGTGCGGCATAGTAGGCGAACCGTGAACGCAACGGTACCTCGAGCCGTGCCATGCCATCCACGATGATGGATCGCAGTCCTCTGTCCAGCTTGTAGGGCAGTAGGAAGTCGGTGTCCTTTGTGCCTTCGTGGAATCTGTTGTCACCGTGTGCAGGATCGATCTGGTAGACGCGGAAGTAGCCGGAGAGGCGATAATAATTGTTGTCGAGCAGTGCGGAACGCAAAGCGTCCTCGTTGGTGATGGTCAATCCGCGTTCTTGGAGTAGCTCAACCATGTCGTCGATGCTTCTGGCGGGCTTGTCTGCGGGTAAAGAAGAACCCCCTGGGTTGGGCACTGTTAGGAGGCCTAGGGGGCTACGGTTGTTTATCATGCTACCTGCTTTCCGCCTATTGGGGTAGTCAAGGCGTGTTCCAACGGTTTGCGGCCTATGGCTTGACGTCCTCCTCGCCGTGAACGGCGAGGATTCCACCACTTACTAGTGTTGAGGTTTGCGTGTCGGAAGGATTGCGCCGTGTTCACGCAAGGTGTTCATGGTGTCTAATATCCTTGTTTCACGTTCGGCTTCGTCCAAGCCGACGAGGTGTTGCAAGCCTGCTTCGAGGATGTTGCATGCCGCGTTGGTGTCGTTCCCTTGCCCCTGCGGTGCGTGTTCCACTCCGCCCATGGCATGCTCCCTTCTTTTGGTGGCGCGGACGATCCGTGCCCTTTTTCGTGATGTCGATCCGACGATGGTGCGGGATGGGTGTTTTGTCGGATGGTTGGGGTGGTTTATGGAGGTTTACGGTATCCATGGTGTCCCGTTCGACTTTGCCGAACGGGACGGTCGGCGGGGTCACCTTGAATTGATGCGCTGTCGGTTCGCAAGCGCCAGTTCGCCCAGCTGCCGGTAGACGGGTGCGACATCGAACTTGCGGGGGAATTCCAACGTGACTTCACCGAATGTTTCGGCACCGGTCTTGCGCTGGTACACGTCCTTGAGGTAGGTGATGTTGATCTCGCTGTCGTCAGCGATCGCGCCGGCGGTCTCGACTTCCACGTCGACGATCGTGTCGAGGTGGATGGTGCGGTAGCGTGTCTTCGCACCGGTCGCGCCCTGCCGGTCGATGAAGATGATCCGCATGTTCGTGAATACCACTGCGTCACGGATCAACTGGTAGCCGTTCTGGATCTGTTCCCCTTGGAACAGGAACGGGCCGAATTGCTGCAGTAGCTGTTCGTTGCTGACTTGCTGTAGGTTGCCTGCCAGCGCGTTGAGGATACCCATGGTGTGTCTCCCGTCGATGTCGGTTGTCTATCTTGGCTGCCTTGTCCTTTTATGTTTCCCACGATTTTTTTTATGGTAGCTCTTCCATGCCTTCCTGTTCGGCCTGAGTGTCGCCCTTCTTCGCGGTCGCGTCGAACAGGTCGGCATGGTCTGCGATCCATTGCACGTGAGCGGGGTTGGACGGGTCCAGGTGGGCGGGGTCGACGGTGGGGGAGTCGGCGGCGGCTTGCATGGTGCGGGCAGTGTCGATGATTTGCTGGACTGCATCCGCAGGATCCTCATCTAACCCGTCGCAAATCGTAATAAGCTCTGAAAGCTTCACGGGGGCTCGCCTCTCCGTACAGATGTCATTGACTCGACTATAGGAGATTTTCCCGCCAGTTAGAGATTCCATGGCTCGATATGACACGCCTTTGTTCTTGAGCATGCTCGTAATGACGCTAGTCGCGGCGTGATCGAATGCGCCCCACTCATATTTGCTTGCCATAGGAAAAAGTTACCACCTGACAACAGATATTGCAATTCGGGAAAATTTGACGTCAGGTGACGACACGCCGAGGTGTTGACAAAGATGTGTTGTCAGGTGACAATGAAGCTATGAAGTCACGTGACAACACGGTAGCCGCTTCGGCCATCAGAAGCCTCCGAGTCCAGACGCTGCTCGACGAGGTGCCGAAGACCCGCATCGCCCAAGCGCTAGGCGTCAGCAGGCCCACCGTCGCCAAGTACCTCAAGGCCGACGACATGAGCCTGGACATGTTCCTCTCCATTGCCGACATCGTCGGCGTCGACGCGGCAGACATCATCCGCCAGGCAACAGAAAAGGCGTCGGAGGAAGCCGACGCCGAGTCCAAATGAAAGGTACAAAAATGGACACCCCCAACAATACCACCAACACCACCAACACCACTGTCAACATCGACGAGCTCGTCGAGCAGGCCGCCGCTAAGCGCGCCGAGGAACTCGACTGGGAGGACCAGTGGCGCAAAACCGTCGACGACGCCCTCCACAGCTTCGACACCGACATGGCGGAAGGCAAGGACCGCACCGACGCCGCCACCCGATTCCTCCAGGAATACGCCGACAAGACGTACGAACGCATGCAAGCAGCCGCACGCGACACCATGAACCTCATCGACAAGGCGGCCGGCAACCCGTTCCACACGCCCGACTACAAGCAGCGGCGCGCCGACATCATCCGACAGGTCGAACAGGCCGCACGCCAAAAGCGCGCCGACCGTGAAAAACTCGCCAAGGCGGAAGAGCGGGCGGCGGATTCCCGTGAAACCGACTCCCTGCTCCGCCACTGCCTCGTCAGCACCCTCTTCGACCAGGCACTGTCCTGGCTGACCCACGCCGACGGCGACGACCTGACCATCACCGCGGACCGTGACAACGGGTTCATCTACACGGGCGAGGTCGGCATCGACCTCAACGCCATCGTAGAACTACTCATCAGAAAGGAACTGCAGTGAACAACCCTGATATCACGCTGGTAAAGGCGACGGTTATCTCATTGGTTTCCGGCGGTCTGCTGCTGCTCGCAGGACTCTCGGGCATCGTACTCATCGGTGGATTTACCCAATGGAAGAGGGTGGCACGTTTTGAACTGCTCACTTCACGATGACATCCTTATGCCGCGACTTGGCGAAACCGTGTCCTGTATGCCAGAACACGTCACACGACAAGCGGGTTTCGTAATGACGTCCAGCCAATGCCATGTACCCGCCAAGTGGTGTCTCGGAAAAGAAATGAGTCATCTCATTCTTTTCGGCAACGATTTCAGGAAGCTCCACGAGAATCGTTTCTCCGCATTTCACCACGGCAGCCCGTATGACCTTGCGAAGTTCGGGAATTCGGGAGGAAAGCCTGTCCCGGTTCACCAACACGACGACGTCTATGGCGTCATCTGCGCCAATGTTCGTGAATACCACGCCTCCGCGGATCTCATTCCACGTCATGGAAAAGTCCGCTGTGGACACCTCGGTATCGCGGGCAAGCGCCTTGTTGGCAATCTGGTTCGCACGGCGAGATTGCAGCAGGGCGACGATGCCGGTGATTCCACCGAGCGCGCCGACCGCACTGATTGCGAGGTTCGCGATCGTCAAAGCATCCATGAATCAAATCATACCCATTCCAACAAGTAAGGACTCCGATCATGACCACCACTGACATCACCACGTTCGATTTCCACGGACAGCCCGTCCGCACCATGCGCGACGACCAGGACGGCGTCTGGTTCGTCGCCAAGGACGTCGCTACCATCCTCGGCTATGCCAATCCGCAGAAGGCCATCCGCGACCATGTGGACGACGAGGACAGAGGGGTGAACGAAACGGTCACCCCCGGCGGCAAGCAGAAAATAGCCGTCATCAACGAGTCGGGCCTGTACAGCCTGGTCCTTTCCAGCAAGCTCCCTGGAGCCAGGGAATTCAAGCATTGGGTCACTGGCGACGTGTTGCCCAGCATCCGCCGTGACGGCGCCTACGTGCACGCGCAGCCCGAGGACGACGACCTGACCGTGCTCGCCAAAGGCATGCTCGCCGCCCAACGCGCCCTCGAACGCAAAGACCGGCAGATCGCCGCCCAGGCCGCGATCATCAGCCGGCAGACCCCACTCGCCCGGTTGGGTGACGCGTTCGTCAACACGGACGGCACGTTGAGCGTCACCCAGGCCGCCAGGCACTTCCTCACGCTCGACAAGCGCATGAACCGTGACACCGTGTTCGGCATCCTACGCGGTGCGCGCATGATCGAACAGAAGTCGAACGCGCCCACCAAACGCGCCATCGACCAAGGCCTCTTGAAGCAGGTCGTTCCCACCGACATGCACGGGCGCAAACTGAGCAAACCATACGCGCGGTTCACCACGAAAGGCTTGAACTGGTTCATCGACCGGTTCATCCACGGCAGCCAGCCCACCCTGGAAGGAATCTGACCATGAGCGCCACCACCAAGGACGCGAGCCGCGTACCCCTCGGTGACCGGCTCGCATGGACCCTCGAACAAGCCGCCCAAGTGTACTCGCTCGACTACAAGGGCCTGCTCATCGCCGTACGACACGGCGACCTCGACACGTTCCGCGCCCCCAACAGGGACGGACGCCCAGGCCGGCGCAAAGTCACCCGCGCCGCCATGGACCGCTGGATCAAATCAATGGAGGAATAACCCATCATGAGCATTACCAACACCGACATCGCCCGGCAGCTTCAAAGCATCATCGACCGGCTGCTGGAAGACGACACCCCCGCAATGGCGGAGTCAACCAAACCTGCCGGAAAACTTGACGACCCGGACGAACTGCGCGGATTCCTCACGGACCGGATCATGCAGGCAATCATCGACATCGACGAGGAGAACATCGAACACGGCTATGTCGCCGATGACCACGACATGTACCAGGTGCAGTTCGCCGACCTCTTCACCATCGCCTACACCGTACGAGGCGCCCTCATACTGTCCGGAGTCCAAGGCGTTCCCGCCGCCGGCATCCTCATCAGCCTGCTCGGCAGCCTCATGGACTACGAAGAATACGACGACCGCGCCTGGAACATCCCCACGAACAGCCTTCATGAAGCAGCCAGCCAAGCTACCTTCCTCCTCACCGAACTCATCGCCATGAAACAAGAGGAGGAGTCATGACCCGTCACCCGTACACGTTCGGCCTCGCATCCATCCTCGGCACCATCGTCGGCCTGGTCCTCCTGTGGGCCGGCCCCATGGCCTGCGCCAACCTGTGGCGGTGCGCCGTCGCGTGGCTCATCCTCTGCGCGTCCCTGCCCGGTTGGGTCATTCCCGCGTCGGACGCGATCGCACGCCACCTGTCCGACCTCATCGACCAGGAGGGTACCGAGTGAGCCGCACGAACCGCAGTGCGAGAGCCGCCGGCGCCCGCTTCGAGTCGGCCGTCGCCCGATACTTCGCCTGGGCGTTGCAGGACGAACGAGTCGAACGGCGCCACCTGAGCGGCGCGCAGGATCGCGGCGACATCACCGGCCTTCTGTTCGAAGGGCGCCGCGTCGTCATCGAATGCAAGGACACCGCCCGCCCCAACCTGGCCGAGCACACGCGCGAAGCGGAAGTCGAGGCGGAGAACGACGGCGCCGCCCACTGGGCGCTCGTACACAAACGCCACGGCATCGGCCTGAACACGCTGCCCGCAATCGGCGCCCAATGGGTGACCATCACGCTCGCCGAATACGCCAAGCTCATCAACCACGGCCACATCGGCCCCGACAACCAACAGGAAGGAACCCCGACCATGAACCAGCCAAACCAGCCAAACCAGCCAAACCAGCCAGATGGCTACGAAAACATGCCGCTGCCGGGCTTCGACGACGAGAACACGCAGGAGGGGGAGCAGTGAACGCATACCTGCCCCGCTGCAAGCAATGCGGCATCCTGCACGCGCCCTGCGACGCCACCCGGGCGGCAGACAGCATCGACCAACACCGCGCAGTGCACAAAACCCACAGGCTGAGCATGATCCCCGTCAAACCCACCACGCAACCCATGGAAGGAACCCGGCAATGAGCACCGAACACACCGAAGACACCTTCGACCTGGCGGAAGTCGCCGCACAGATCGTCAACCTCGAACTGCAACGCTCCGCAATCACCATGCGCATCGACCAGTTGAAGCAACAGGTCACCGAACACTGTCCGGGCGGCACTTGGCCGGCGGGAGACCTCAAGGTCACCGTCAGCCCTGGCCGACGCAGCATCGACCAGGCGCGCATGCGCGAACAGTTCCCACCGGACCAATACCCGCAATTCTACAAGCGCGTCCCCAAGGCATTGAGCACCCTCGAAAAGGAAACCGGCAGCGCCGCCCTCGCCGGATGCGTCACCACCGGCAAACCAACCGTCACCATCCGATAAGGAGGCCCGCATGATCCACCCCGAAGACCCCAAAGCGCAAGTGTACTGCGAACGCTGCGGGCTGCAACTGTCCGCCATCCAGATCGCCAGGCGCAGCCAACTATGCGACCGGTGCATCCAGGACGCCATCGACGACGCGTACGGCGAATACCTCAGGGACGAGGAATACCGGTGAACCAGGCCCTCGTGCTCATCATCCTCCTGCTCGCCATTGTCGGGTTCATCAGCAGTCTCATGCTGCTCATCCAGGCACGTGACCTGCTTGACCAGCTCGACCAGTGGCTCGACCAACACGACACCATGACCGAAGGAAAGGACACCGACCATGACGTGGCATCCTGAACGGCTCCCATCGGACGAGTGGGCGCAGTTGCGGCCCATCATCGAGGAACACATCCTCACCCAGCCGCGCACGTTGCAGAAACGCATCGGACCGTCCGAACTCGGCACCGACTGCGTGCACTGCCTGGCCGCGAAACTCGCCGGATGGGAACGCAAACCATCCAAGGCTGCGTGGATCCCCTTCGAAGGCACCTGCATCCACGCCGCATTCGAACAACTGTTCAGCGGTCTTGGCTACCAGACCGAGCTGAAGGTCACCGTCGGCAAGCTCGACGGTGAGCCCATCACCGGCAGCATCGACCTGTACGACGAGAAGACCGGCACCACGGTCGACTGGAAAACCGTCGGCAACGACACCCTGAAAGCGGCGAAAGCCAACGGGCCCAGCCAACAGTACCTGGTGCAAGCGTCCCTGTACGGGCTGGGCGTGCCCAACGCGGCTCGCAGCGTCATCGTCTACCTGCCCCGCAACGCCATGACCCTGGACGACGCGTTCAGCTACGAGGCCGCGTACGATCCACGGCCCGGCTGGTGGGCGTTGGACCGGGCACAGATGCTCCTCGACCTGCTCGACCTGATCGGCCGCAGCTACGGCGCCCAGGTGAGGGACGCGTGGATCCGCCAACTGCCCCGCAGCACGGGCCACTGCTTCGACTGCGCCACATGGGATGACGACCCCGACCAAGACCCATTCGGCCTCAACCAAGCCGACACCACCATCGACCTGCCGCAACGGTGGACACGACTCGACCAGCTGGTCGAGCCCCGATACGAGGGACACCTCGCCAACAAGGAACAACCCGAACCGCAAGGAAAGTAAAGGAAAACAACGATCATGAGCGGTTTCAACGATTTCAACCCCCAGTCCTACCAGAACACGCCCAGTCAGGAAAGCAGGGCGGCCAGCATCATGGGCGTCGACGAGTTCGGTGCCGGCGGCGCCAAGGCATTCTTCAACGCGGACAGCCAGGTAGGCGACAGCGTCACCGGCCAGGTCCTCGAAGAGGAAATCCTCCAGGTCACCGACTTCGACGACCACACGCCCAAGTATTGGGCGGATGGCACCCCACAACGCCAGATGCGCATCATCATCCAAACCGACCTGCATGACGACGAATACGACGACGGCACCCGCGCCATCTACATCAAGGGGTGGGGCGTGCAAATGCAAGCCTACAGGGCCGCGAGGCGTGCGAACCACAACCAGCCGCCCCGCCCGGGCGACACGTTCACCGCGACGTTCACCGGCCTGGGGCCGCGCGGCAAGAAGGGCCAGCCGCCGAAACTCTACCGCTACGAGATCACGCCCGCCCCGGCGAAGGCGGTCGCCGACTTCGGCGCCCCGCAGCCGGCGGCACAGCCGGCACCCTCGACACCGGCACAGGAACAGGCGCAGGCAGCCCCGCAGGGCGCCCCGGCGGCGCTTACCCCCGAACAGGTCGCCACCATCACCGCATTGCGCGACGCGGGCCTGGGCCCCGACCAGGTCGCCGCCCAACTCCACCTGCCCGTCCAACAGGTCTACCAGGCCGGACAGCGCCCGGCCGCACAGGAACCCGCCTTCTAAACCGGGAGGGGTGAAACGGGTCCAGCCGGCACCCCGCCTCGCAAGCAGGCGGCACCCCACGAAAACACAGCCAACACCATCCCAACGAAGGGGAAAACATGGACAGCACGATCCACGGGTACGCCCAAGCCGCACCCCTCTACCGGGCAGCCGGATGGGCTCAAGCGTTCCCCCTGCCCGAAGGCCGCAAGCAGCCGCCACCCAAAGGCGCCACCGGCGGCAGCCAACAACCCATCACCGACCAGCAAATGGCGGCATGGGCCGCATCGAACCCGGACGGCAACACGGGCATCAGCATGCCCGACGGGATCCTCGTCATCGACATCGACAGCGCGGACGGCCACAACAGGAAAGCCGACGGATGGGAAGGCATCCAACAACTCGTACCCGACCTGGGCGAACTGCCCGCCACATGGACCAGTACCGCGCACGGGCCCGAACATCCGTACGCGCACCGCTTCTACCAGGTGCCCACCGGCTTGAAGTGGAAGGGTGGCGCCGTCGAAGGCGTCGACCTGTTGCGCCACGCCCACCGGTACGCCGTCGTCTGGCCGTCCATCCACCCAACCGGCGAACAATACCGCTGGTACACGCCGGACGGGACCGAAGCGGACCACATCCCCACACCCGGAGAGCTCACCGCCCTGCCGGACTCGTGGGTGGCGTTCCTGCGCCAACCCGACCGGCCCGACCGGGGACGCCAACTCACACCAATGCCCAACGGGACACCCGTCACGGACGATTCGATGTGCCCAGCCGTACGCGGATTCCTCGACAAGATACTGCGCGAACCGGCCGCAAAGGGATCCAGGCATGACACCATGACCGAAGCGGTATGGGCACTCATCCGATTCATGGAAGAAGGCCACCGCGGCGTCCAGGAAGCGCTCAGCATCCTCCACCCCATCTTCGTGCAGTCCATCACGCCCGACCGTCCCGGCGGGCAGGCGGAAGCGGAACGCGAATGGGCGGCCATCGGCCGCGGCGCACTCAACAAGAACACATGCATCCAGGGCGCCATCGACCCCTGCACCCAACCACCAGACGACGCCATCACCCCGCAAGAAATCCAAGAAATCGAGGAAACGGCCACCACAGGCCCGAAGGAGGTGAACACGAACATGGAGCCGGACCGGTGGGCAAATCCGCCACAGCAGCCCACCAGCGAGCCCACACAGGCACGAACCATGAAACCTGCCGTGCCGAGCACGTGGGGTCGCGTCAACCTCGCCGACTGGGCCGACGGCAACCCCAACCCCGCACCCAGCCTCCTCACCCGCACCGACGGCATCAGCCTCCTGTACCGCGGCCGCGTCAACGATTTGCACGGCGAACCCGAAAGCGGCAAATCACTGCTCGCACAGATCGCCACCGCCGACCTGCTCGCCAAGCATGGCCGCGTCGCCTACATCGACCTCGAAGACGGCCCCGGCGGCATGATCCAACGACTCCGCCTCCTCGGCGTCACGGACAGCATCATCACCGACCCGGACCTGTTCGACTACCGAAACCCAACCGGAAGGCCAGACACGCAAAACAACATCGCCGACTTCACCGACCTGCTCGACGCCGCATACGACCTCATCGTGTTCGACGGCATCAACAACCTCATGGCCGGATGCGGCCTCGACCAAGACAAGGCAGGAGACATCGCATGGCTCTACCAGCATTTACTCAACCCGTGCGCCGACTCGGGCGCCGCCGTACTCACCGTCGACCACGTCGTCAAAGCCAAAGACGCCCAAGGCCGCTTCGCCGCCGGAAGCATCCAGAAACTCGCTCAGATAAGCGGCGCCAGCTATTTTGTCACGCCCACCAAGACCATCGGCCGAGGAATCAAAGGTGAAATCACGCTGCGCCTCGCCAAGGACCGCAACGGATACCTCAGCGAACACTGCGCACCCGCCAACAGGAACGACCGGCTTCGCGAAGCGGCACGCATCGAAGTGGACTCCACAGACCGCATCCGCATCCGGGTCACCATCGGCAAACCCACCATGCTCCCAGTGGCAGGGGAGGAACCCAGGAAGACGAAGCCGACATGGGTGATGGAACGCATCAGCCGCATGCTCAAAACCGAAGGAGGCTGGAACAGCGTCAACAAGATCGACAAATGGCTCCGCGAAGACGGCAAAGGAGTGCGCCACTCCACCGTTATGGAAGCCCTCGATCTACTGCTGGAAGGCAATTTTGTCCGACGTCAGACAGGGGCAAAAAGGGCCAACGAATACAGGTACGAACGTCTCTACTCAGAGATGGATGACCCAGAATCGGACAACTACCAATACCGGATCACGGATGAAGAACTCAACGATTTTTTGGATCAAGGAGACGATGATGAGCCGGAATTTTAGTTCTCCCCAAGTTCTCCCCAACCTCTCCCGGGGAGAAGTGGCAAAACCTGCGGGAGTTCTCCCCGAAGAAGAATGGCCACTGCCTTATGGCATGGCCATTCTAACGGGGAAAACTCGAAGCACGCAACCCGGGACCAGTAAAAACAGCCAGTTCTCCCCGGGAACACTGGCAACACGCCGAACAGGCAAAAGGAGTAAGAACATGTACGCCAATGACAACAAAACACTGAGGATCATGGAAGAAGTCTGTGAAGCCCTCGTGTACGCCGAGAACCCCATGACCAAGCAGGAACTCAGCGAAACAATCCCCACCCAACCAAACTCACATCGAATAATCCCTGCTGTCTATCTTCTGCAAGCGGCCAACGTAATCGTCCGTACCTCAGGCCGCGGAACTGCGAAATACCGGCTGAAGGTGCAGTTTCCGGATGAACTGCTTCCTGCACCCAATACCGAAACGGCTGAAGAATACCGGCAGGAACTGGCCGACGCACTGCGTGAACTCGCCGACTGGGTCGAAGAAAGCCTCCCCGAATGAGCACTCCGACAGCGGACCCCTGGAACACGCCACCAGACCCATGGGCCCCACCAGCCAAACCCGCACGGCCACGAAAACCATCCTGGATCCGCCAAGCCTGCCGGAAAGGAAACCCCATGAAACTCGTCGAACACAAATGCGCATGCGGCGCATGGACCATCCAAACCCGCCCCAGCCACGGCGTCTGGGACCAATACGACCCCTACCTCATCCGCGGGGGCCTCATCACCGCGGCACTCCTCCTCGGCATCACCCTCGACGCAATCGAATGGGACGGCACCGTCGCCCACATCACCACCGACCCCACACCAACGGAAGGGCGCGACTACCTGCAACACCACAACTGCACACGGCCGCCACTCAGCACCCTCACACCACCCCTGACCGCCACCAAGGCAAGAGCGGCCCTGCCGGAATTCCTCACCAGCCTGCACACCCGAGACGACCCGACCAACCCAGACCCATGGGCACGAATCCTCATCCAAGAACAACCCACACTCTTCACCTAGACCGAAAGGGGACACCAATGAAACAATCACCGGATTCCGCGTCCGAACGAATGCTGACCGCCAGGGAAGTCGCCCGCATGCTCCACGTGTCCGAACGAACCGTGTCAAACTGGCGGTATCGCGGCGAAGGCCCCGACTTCGTGCGCATCTCGAAAACATGCGTACGCTACCGGCTTTCGGACGTACGCCGCTGGATGGCAGAACGCGAGGTACGATAGTATGTGCCGGATTAGCGAAAAGGGACCCCGGCAGCGCAATGCCGGAGTCCCGAACCTAGGCGATACCGCCACTCTAGTGCTTCTTCGGCGTCACGTATGCCGTGGTCTTCGGATGGCTCTCGGCGTACTTCTTAGTGACGAAGCGGCCCGTGACCGCGCTGTGCGGCTGCGGCTTCGGGCTACCAGACTTCCTGGTTTTGGCCATGTTCACCTCCTTCCCTTGGGTTCATGGCCGAAGCTTCGTTTACTCGCTTCGACTCTTATCGACTCCAAGCATACTACAACGCCTTCTAAGGGGTCACAGGCGCTCGCCAACGTTGCCCACGTGGTCAGAGTCGTAAAAGGCAAAAAAATCTCCCTGTGGTGCCAAAAAGTCTTAAATGCGGCACAATCCGCCATCTTCCATGCGCGATCACCGGCAGCGCGGCAGTCACACCACATATCCACTTCCACGGCGTGTCTCAATGAAAAAACACGACGCACCGCGCCCTCTTTGCAACAAAAACACCGCCAGACTACCTGAAGGAGCCACACCAATGAACCGCCAGGAATTCCTCACCCAACACCCACTGCCCAAACTCCACGTCATCACCAACAACGAACTCCCCTTCACCCACATCGCCGACGGCGACTACCTGTGCGTATGCGAAACCGACTGCAAGACCGCACCCTGCGGCCTCACCTACAGCGCCTACGTCGAAACACGCACCGGCAGACTCGTCTCCGGCCTCGAATCCACCAACCTATGGCAATGGGACATCGAAAACACCGACCAGGACCGACTCGCACTCAAGACGGAAATGTCGAACGCCTGCCTCCTGTTCGCCGACGCCATCAGGATCGACCAATGGTGCTGCACCCACCACGACCAACTCACCCGACTCGCCCAGGAAGGACCCCTCTCATGACCTTCGATAAACGCCAGACCGCGATCGAACACATCCGCAAAATCAGCTTCCCGAACCGTGACCCGGCCGACATGCTCACCACCGCATGGATTGACGGATTCGACTACGCCCTCGACCTGTGCATCACGCTCGAAAACCGACTCGGCCAGGACGAAACAGACCCCAACCCCGAGTTCAGCGGCACGGAGGCCACGTCATGACCCTGCACGACTGGTGCCTGCTCGCCCTCGGCATCTGCCTGACGGCACGCTGCCTACTCGACTGGCGGAACCACCACCAATAAGAAAGCCCCACACCTCCCGAAGGAAGACATGAGGCCGCTACCCACACCCCAGTCTACCGGAAGGACACCCATGGCCACCAGCACCCCGGACAAAGGCCGCATCAAAAACGACATCCACCACCTCCGCCAACAAACCGTCGAACTCGCCGCGCTCGCCGACCGGCGCATCCGCATCACACCCGAAGGAGCAGGCGGCGCGCACGTGCAAGCCACGAGTGCGCCGGCGTTGATCAACCTGCCCGCCACCGACCTGATGCGCCAGGTGCGCGTCCTGGGCATGGTCCTCGCCCAGGCGGCAGGATTGCACACCGCGCCCAGCATGACCGCCCTCGACCTGCTCGCCGGGTTGGACCGCGACGAGTATGCGGCACGCTTGGAGGCGCGTGAGGACGCGTGGCAGATCGTGAGGCTCATCGCAGAGGCCAGTGAGTCGTGCGAGCGGCTCCTGGATCCGTCGCCGGCACTCATGCTCGTCGGATCCTGCCCATGGTGCGCCGCCGGCATCTGGCTACCCGACAAGCCCGAAAGCCGGCAGCTGGCGTGGCACCGGTGCGCATCATGCGGGCGTAGCGTTGACCTGTCGGTGGTACGCCAGGCACAGCGCATGCGGCTGCTCGCGTCCGGGTACGTGGGCACGGCCAGCAAGCTCGCCGCCACCCTGTGCAAATGCGGATACTCTGCGAAGAGGAAGACGATAGGGGAGTGGCGGCGTCGTGGAAAACTCAAGAGCGTAGGGCAAACCAACGGGCAACCAGTCTATCGGCTCGGCGACGTGCTCAGGCTCCTGACTTGACACGTGGCCGCTGTGGCCACTATCGTGGGTAAAGTCGCCGTCCATGTCGGTAGGGCGACCTCCGATTGTTACGCCTAAATAGGAGGAGTTGTGGGTGATGAGCAATTTCCGGGGCATCATGACGATTCCAGGACTAGGCAACCAAGCAAACCTAGAGACCATGAGAAAACAGTCGATGCGGAGGGCGCAGAAGCACCTACGCAAACAGGTCCGATCCAGGACGGCGATGCAGATACTCAGGGCAGCGGAAAACAAGAACTTGATAAAGCAGTAAGCGACAAGGACGTAGTTGAGTTACTCCAACTTCTCGGATTGAGTGAATCGTACTCTGGCTTGTTGCCTCAACCCAAGTTCTTCAACCAGTACCCCAAAGACGTGCAAGAACGCATGTGCCGTTGGAACGATGCCTTCACCGTGGACGAGTCCAAGCGGCAAGACCGCCTTGTCGATGCTGAAATCGACCAAGGTAAGAAAAGCATGTGGATTTCCGCCATATTATTCGGTATTTGCATTATCGTATCCCTCGTGTGTTTTCTTGTGACCAAAGATGCATGGAGTATAGCATTTCTATCGGTTCCTGTAGTGTCCATGGTCCTTAACATCTTTGTGCCAGTAGGCTCCAAGAGCAGTAGGGACAAAAGCAGCAGGGGACGCTCAGAAGATTCCTCCAGCGCTTGACACGTGGCCACTGTGGCCACTATTGTGTCTAATATTGCGCCACGCGCATGCGCGGACCGCATTGGACTTAAATAGGAGCCCCAGCCACACGGTTGGGGCTCCACGCATATCCGGGGAGGCGCCATGGCCAGAAGCAATCCGCGCATGGCCAACGGGCACCGTCGCCGCCAGTTGCGCGCCCGCGTGCTCGCCGCCTACGACACGTGCGCCATCTGCGGACAGCCAGTCGACAAAACCCTGCGCAGCCCGCACCCGTTGAGCGGCGAGGTCGACGAGATCATACCCGTCTCCCGTGGCGGCGACCCGCTCGCCTGGAGCAACGTGCAGCTCGTCCATCGCCAATGCAACAGGCTCAAAAGCAACAAGAGCGACGACTGGGCGCGCGCCCGGCTCACGGGCAGGCCAAGGCCGCGCGCGACCGCGCTGCCCTTGCACACGAGCAGCTGGTAGCCAGCAGCCGTCTGGCCGGACCCTGGGTAGGAGACCCCGGCCGGGCCCCAAAAGCCCCCTCGGGTGCAGTGCCGGTACCCCTCTGGGTTTTTGGTTTTCGTGACATGTCACGAAAAAGGGGAGGTGAAAAACCTTGAAATGCTGCGTGTGTGGCAAGGAATTCAAGCCGGCGGGGCGGGGTCGGCCGTCGAAGTATTGCGGGGATGCGTGCCGGAAGAGGGCCGAACGCATGCGAAAGAAGATCGGTGCCAGGCCTGCGGCCACCAAGGCGGAAAAGACGAAAGCCCGCCAGGAAGACGACTTCGAATATTCCGGCCGGGACATTCCGTTGAACCGGCATGCGTTCGAGGCGCGCATGGCTCGGGAGATGGATGAGTCCCTTGAGGTCACGCTGCGCCGTAACCGCGCCCAGTTGCAGCGCGCCATGGATGATCCGGAAACACGGCCGAGCGACCTGCCGGCATTGAGCAAGCAGTTGATCGCCGTGAGCCGGGAACTGTTGCAGATTACGGGCGCCAGTGACGCGATGGACCTGTTCGCCGATGACGGCCAGGACGAGGAGGCGAACGATGACGTCGACGTGGGAGCCGAAATTATCTGAGATCGCCAAACGGCTCGTGCAGCCGGACGGCATCGTCGGCTCCGACTTCACCAAGATCAACCGCGTGGCCAGGAAGGTTGGCATCCGGTTCGACAGGTGGCAGCAGGGCGTCCTCTACCTGCTGATGGCGAAGAACAGCCAAGGTAAGTATGCGTGCGGCGAGGGCGGCCTGACCCTGAGCTCGTGCCGTCAGATCGGCAAGACGTACAGCATCGGCAACGCCGTGTACCTGCTGTGCATGATGAAACCCGGCCTGAAGGTCGTATGGACCGCCCACCACTCCAGGACGAGCGACGAAACCTTCACGGATTTGAGCAGCCTGAGCGAGCACAATCCGCTCCTGGACGCGTACGTGGACCGCATCAGGCGTGCGAACGGCCAGCAGGAAATACGCTTCAAGAACGGCAGCCGCCTCATGTTCGGCGCCAGGGAGCGCGGCTTCGGCCGAGGCCTGCACAGCGTGGACGTGGAGGTGTTCGACGAGGCGCAGATCCTCACCCAGTCGGCGTTGGACAACATGGTGGCCATCACGAACGCCGCACCTGACCCGCTGATCGTGTTCCTGGGCAACCCGCCCAAGCCGGGCGACCAGTCCGAGGCGTTCGCCGACAAGCGCACCACCGCACTGGCCGGCACGGAAGGCATGTGCTACATCGAGCTCGCCGCGCCCGACGGCTCCGACCTGGATGACCGTGAGGCGTGGAAGATCGCGAACCCGTCCTATCCGAAACGCACCAGCGAGGCGGCCATCCTCAGGATGCGCAACCTGCTGAGCGACGATTCCTTCCGCCGCGAAGCCCTGGGCATCTGGGACAAGGTGGATACGTCGCACGCCATCGACCCGGCCCGGTGGAAGGAAGCGGCCATCGAGGAGCCGGACGTGCAGGGCCGTATCGGCTACGGCCTGGACATGCCACCTGACCGCTCCTCGTTGGCGATCGGCGGCGCCATCCGCCACGACGACGGCACCGTGCACGTCGAACTGCGCGAGTTCAGGGACGTCGCCCACCATGGCACCCGCTGGGCGGTGGACTGGCTTGCCGAACAATGGCCCAGGACGTCCGCGGTGGTGATCGACAGCCAGTCGCCCGCCATGAGCCTCCTGCCCGATTTGAAGGCCGCGCACATCCGCCCGATCATCACGAACGCGGCCGACATGGGCCGCGCCTGCGGCCAGTTGCTCGACCACCTGGCTGCCGGCACCTTGACGCATCTGCCGGAAGGCGACCAGCCCGCCCTCGACCAGGCGGTCGCGGGCGCCGTGACCCGCCCCGTGGGCAACGCGGGCGCGATCGGATGGAACAAGGTCGGCACGGACATCGACATCAGCCCCCTGGTGGCATGCACCCTCGCATCCTACGGGCTGACCATCAGCAAACGAGACCCCAGACGCAAACAGAGGGTGAGGAGGTGAACGCATGCTGACCGCGAACCTGACCGGCGTGCCCATCCTGTCGGGCAACATCGTCAACATCGGCCGCATCAGCGGCCTGGACGGCGCCGACAGCATCATGGTCGAACGCCTGCTGAAGGTGTGGCAGGCGAAGTATCCGCGTAACCTGCTGCGCAGCCGCTTCTACGACGCCAAGCAGCGGTTCCGGAACCTGCGCATCGCCGTCCCCGACGACCTGGCACGCAAAATCGGCAACGTGGTCGGCTGGCCACAGAAATCCGTGCGCGCCCTGGCCGACAAGAGCGTGTTCGAGGGCTTCGAAACCCCTTCCGGGGATCCGCAGGGCGTCAACACCATCGTCCTGGACAACCATTTGACCTCGGACGTGTCCCAGGCCATCATCTCCTGCTACAAGCATTCCTGCGCGTTCCTGACCATCGACTACGACCCGGCCGACCCGACCGGCACCCGCATCCTGGTCACGCCCCGCTCGGCCGACTGGTCGGCCGCCGCATGGGATCCCGCACGGCGCCGCATCGCCGGCGCCCTGACCATCACGGGCGCCGACAGGTACGGCAACATCACCGCGTTCAACGTGTGGCTGCCGGGCCGCAACTACGCATGCTCCGTGGATCTCATGGGCCGCTGGTCGGCATGGCGGCAGGACAACCGCCTCGACCGGGTCGCCGTGGTCCCCTTCACGTACGACGCGCAAATGGACCGCCCCTTCGGCCGAAGCCGCATCAACCGTGCGTTGATGAGCCTGACGGACATGGCGCAACGCACCATGGTGCGCATGGAAGCGTCCGCCGAATTCTACGCGGCACCCAAACTGTGGTTCCTGGGCCTCGACGAGGACGCTTTCGAAGCGGACACGTGGAATTCCCTGGTGGCGGACATCAACTCCATCAGCCGTGACCAGGACAACCTCGTGCCCGAAATGCACCAGGTCAACCAGGCATCCATGAGCCCGCACGGCGACATGCTCGAAACGATCGCGATGCTCGCCTCCGCGGAAACCGACATTCCAGCCGAACGACTCGGCATCAGGTTGACGAACCCGACCAGTGCGGAAGCACTGGCGGCGTCCGAGAACGAACTGACCCGTGTCGCGGACCGGCAGAATCGCATGTTCGGCGAGCAGCTCATGGACGCCATGCGCATCGCCATCCAACTGCGCGACAACACGGCCGCGGCGCCGGACATGACAGGCATCCGCCCCGTATGGGCACCCACCCGCGTCGTCTCGGATGCGGCACGCGCGGACTTCTACACGAAGGTCGCCGGCGCCAACAGTGCGTGGGCGGACTCCGACGTCGGCCTGGCCAAGCTGGGCCTGACCATGGAGGAGCTCGCGTCCTTCCGCGCCTACCAGCGCGAACAGCGCGCCAAGGAACAGATCGACCAGCTACGCGCCAACACCGCCCAACAAGCCGACACCGAGACCAAGGAAAAGCAGGTCACGGAAACAATCGACGTGAACGAAGCCTCCGCTTCTGGGGGGCGAGTGAGCTGAAAGCCAAGTTCGACGCGCTCGGCGTCGCCATCCGCGCCGGCGTCGACCCGCAGTCCGCGGCCCGCATGCTCGGCCTTCAGGGCGTCGAATTCACCGGCGCGGTGCCCGTGAGCCTGCGCATGCCCCAAACGGACGCCACCGGCTTGGAAGAGAAATAGCGCTAAGTGAGGGGAGGCATGATGGCCCTTAACGACCTGAAAGCCTCCCCGGGACGCGAACAGGAATTCCAGGCGCTGCTCGACAAGCTGTACAAGGACTATGTCGACGAACTGGACCTGATGGTCGAGGAAGCCGCCGACGAGATCGAGACTGCCGTGGAACGCGGCCTGGTGGATAGGCGGCAGATCGTCACCGATTGGACTCAGACGGCCGCGCAGCGTGCCGACGACTACTACCAGGCGGTACGCGAAGCGTGGAAGGAATACGCCGGCGTCGACATGCCACCGTTGGACTCCTATGGCCTGGTCGACGTGAACAGTGCCTTGTGGGAAACCCAGAGCCAACTGGTCAACGAACGCTACATCGGCATGCGATACCAGGACGCGATCAACGGCCACACCAAGTATGGCGTGACCATGCAGGACTTGTGGCCGTCGATGGAGAACATCGACGACGCGCAGCAGTTCATCGCGGACATGATGCGCAACAGCGCCCGCTTGCAGACCATGCACGACATGCGCCACGACCCCACCCGTCCGCGGTGGGCGCGCGTCCCGTCGGGTGCCAAGACGTGCGCGTTCTGCATGATGCTCGCCTCCAGGGGCTTCGCGTACCTGAGCGACGAGACCGCCGGCAGGGGAGGCAGCCGCTACCATGCGGACTGCGACTGCAAGGTCATCCCCAGCTGGGGTCGACAGACGCTTAAAGGCTACGATGTGGAGCGTTACCAGACCTGGTATCAGGACGGTGTTGCCGGTGCCGGAGCCGGTGCCGGCGAGAATCTCATACTCAAGGTAATGCGTCGCGCGCATCCGGGTGACATGACGGATGGAGTATTCCCCAAACCAGATATCGCATGGTCAACTAAGCAGATCATGCCGAAACAGTATGAGCTGAAGCGGCTGAGTGACCCCACAGTCGCCAAAAGTGGGGATAAATACAGTAGCGCTGAGAAACTAAAAGTTGTGCGAGGATGGACCGATGGCACCTTCCGCTCCATCAATGATGCGCTGTTCGGCAACATTCCACATACCTCCGAGATTGACCAACGGATTGATATGATGGATGAGATTCTCCGGGACCATGACACGATGACAAAATTCACCGTGGACCGACTGTTCAATATCAAGACCTTCAACATCACCTCTAGCTCACAAGTGACTGATTTGAGACCAGGATCCGTGTACGGTCACGCGGGATACATGGCGACAAGCCTGATCGAAGGCGGCATCAAGGCAGTCAAGGATGATGGCGAACGCATCGCCGCCCGCATCTTGGTGCCTCCCGGAAGCCATGCCGTGTACTTGCAGCCTTCCTCAAAAGCCCGTACACGGCAGGAAGAAGTATTGTTGCCCCGGGATAGCGTGCTGCAATACGACAGCTATTCCGTCATGTCCGACGGAAGAATCATGCTCTATCTGCGATTGGTATGATTGCATCATGGAATACGAAGACGATTACATGGACCGCTTCATCGGTAAAGAGGGCGAACTCCGACAGATCACGGATCCCGCGGCCATCGCTCATGCACATGAGCGTACTGGTTTCGTGTCTTTGACCGATGAGGAATGGGAATACGTGCGAAGAAGGGGACGTGAACTCATGGAGCAGCATGTCGCCTTCAACTCACGTGACCTTCGTGAGGAGTATGCGCGTCTCAAGGCGAAATCGTAGAAGACTGATAACTGTACGCCAAACGCCACCATTCTATGGTGGCGTTTCTTTTATCCGGCTGGGTATCCAAGCGGCCAACGGAACCCGATGCACATCGGGCGGCATCAGCCTGCGCAAGGTTCGAATCCTGCTCCAGCCACGACTCTAAGCCACCGCACGGTGGCTTTTTTGTTCCCCGAAACGGGGCCCAATCAGGAAGGAACAATCCCATGGAACTCGACGAGGCACTCGCCAGGATCAAGGAACTCGAGGAAACCAACACGGCACAGGCCGCGAAACTCGAGGAGACCATCAAGCATTCACGCGAGTGGGAGACGCGGGCCAAGGCGAACAAGGCGAAGGCCGACGAGCTGGAACAGCTCAAGGCGCAGGACGCCGAACGCGCCAGGCAGCTCGCCGAACTCCAGGCATACAAGGACAGTGCGGAGGCCGCCAAGGAGCGCAGCGCCCTGGCGGCGAAGGTCAGCGAGGAGACGGGCGTACCCGCCGAGCTGCTGGTCGGCGAAGACGAGGAGGCCATGCGCTCCTATGCCGGCAAGCTCGACCAGTACGCACACCCCAAGCCGCAAGGCATGCCCAACCAGGGCAGCACGCCGGACGTGCAACCCAAGGACGAGCAGGCCCGCCAGTTCGTAAACGGATTGTTCGATCAAATCAAGTAACCCCAGGAAGGAAACAACCATGCCCATGGATACCAGCAAGATCAAGCTGCCGGTCGAGATCGCCGACGCGGTGGTCAACAAGGTGGGCGAGACGTCCACCATCGCCAAGCTCAGCTCGAGCACGCCGGAAATGTTCACCGACAAGGAATACATGCTGTTCACCGGTGACGCGGAGGCCGAGGTGATCGGCGAAGGCGAGAAGAAGGGCTCCTACGAGCAGTCCCTGAAGTACGTGACCGGCAAGCGGTTCAAGGTGCAGACCACCACGCGAGTCACCTCCGAGCTGCGTTGGGCGGACGAGGACAACCGCTTCCGCATCATCCAGCGCATCCAGGAGGACCAGTCCAAGGCCATCGCCCGCGCCCTCGACTACGTCATCTACCACGCCATCAACCCCAAGACCGGCGTGAAGCTCGACGGCTATGACGCGCTGACCGACGCCGCGAACGCGGTGACCGTCACCGACGACCCGATCGCCGACATGGACGCCCTGGCTGATGCGCTGGCCGAGTACGACGTGTCCGGCCTGGCACTGTCGCGCAAGTGGGCGGCGGACCTGCGCAAGCTGCGCGTACCGACCACCGGCATGCGCTACTACCCGGAGATCCCGATGAACCTGGACATGGCGGGCAGCATCGACGGCGTACCCACCGCGACCAGCACCACGGTCAGCGGCAAGCTCGCCAAGACCCCCACCAAGGTCCTCGCCGTCATGGGCGACTTCAACCTCATCAAGTGGGGCATGGTGCGCGACATCACCGCCGAGGTCATCGAATACGGCGACCCGGACCAGTCCGGCGTGGACCTGAAGGCGTATAACCAGATCGCGTACCGGTCCGAGGCGATGTTCTCCTACGCGGTCCTCGACCCCAAGGCGTTCACCGTCCTCAAGGAGGTGTGACGATGGCTGTCAACCAGTTCCCGCCGCAGACCTTCGTGGTCACTGATGACGGCAAGAAGCACAAGCCCCGGGTCCTCGACCCGCGCGTACGCCTGGTCAACCCGGACGGCACCCCCTACGCGCCGGCAGCGACTGCTGCGGCGTCGCTGAAAGACGTGCAGGGCGATGCAGTGGCCGACGCGACCGCGGACACGATCGTCGACCAGTTCAACGCACTGCTCGACTCGCTGCGCGCCGCCGGCATCATCGCAACCGAGTAGGAGGAGCAGCAGCGATGAGCGACAAGCAGACACCCGACCTGGTGCCGTCGCCGCCGTTCGCCACGCCCGACGACCTGGCCAAACGGTGGCACGGTTTCGAATCCGGTGAGAAGGAACTGGTGGAGACGCTCATGGAGGACGCCAGCGACATCATCATGGGCTTGCAACCCCACTGGCAGCAGCTGCCCGCGGCAACGCTCAAACGCATCTGCTGCCAGATGGTCAAGCGTGCCATGATCGCCGACTCGCTCGGCGTGGGCGTGGGCGTTACCCAGGTCAACCAGACCACGGGCCCGTTCACGGACGGCATGACCTTCGCGAACCCCACCGGCGACCTGTACCTGCTCGACAGCGAGAAACGCAGCCTGGGCATCGGCCGCCAGCAGGCATTCCACGTGCACATGGAAGGATGCGCCCATGATCGAGGATGATTACGAGACGGTGTGCGTGTACCGTCCCACGGTCGAATTCGTCGACGGCCGCAAGGTACCGGGTGCCCTGGAGCGCGTCGGGCGGGCGCGCATGCTGGTCGCCCCGGTCGCCATGGAGCGCGTCCTGGACACGGGACGCACCGTCATGGTCGACGGCTTCGACCTGTATGCGCGCGGCCATGCGGACATCGACATGCGTGTCGGTGACGTGCTCGGCATCCGCGGATACCGGGCCACGATCACCGAGTCCCCGGCCATGTGGAAACGCGGCGACCGCGTGGTCGGCTGGCATTGGCACGCGGAATTGAAGGAGGACCTATGAGCGGCAAGGTGAAGGTCGTGCTCAACCGGGCGAACGTGTCCAGACAGCTGCTGCACAACACGCAACTGTTGGACGACGTGCAGGCCCAGGTGGAGGGCATGGCGCAGGTGCATCCGGCTATCAAGGTGTACCGCAACGAGGATGGTGACCGCGGCAACGTGGTCGCCACCATCCCCATGGCGGTGGAAGACGCGCACCGCGGCCTGATGGCCGACATGCTCGCCAAGGTGCGTGTCTGATGGCCGGCCTCGGACTGCTCGGACAGGACCCGTCCGCCATGCTGTTCGCCATCGCCCAGGATGCGGTGCCCGGAGTGCCCGTCGGCTTCGACATGCCCGCGGGAAGCCGCAAACTGTTCCTCACCCTGTCGGCGGGCGCGCCCGTCACCCCGGTCTCCCAGTACTGGACGTTGACCGTGTCCGCGTACTCGTCCACGGCGGGCATCCTCGACCATGCGGACGCGGATCGCATGTGGCGCGCCCTGGTGCGCGCCCTGCTCGCCCGCCGCCACGAGACGCCGCTGGTCGACGCGGATTTGCAGGCGGGCCCCATGACCACCCACGACACCCAGTCGGATGTCGACTACGTGTACGGCGCGGTGATGCTCACCGTCGCCATGAAATAACAACCGAAAGGAACACCATGGATAAGCTTGAAGCACAGCTTATGGCGTCGGGCGGCATCGAATTCGTCTCCGACGGCAACAATGCGGAACTCGTCAAACTCATCAAGGAAGCCGCGATCTTCAAATACGAGGTCGGCGAATCCGTCGGCACGTTGAACGGCCAGTGGCAGCCCGCATCCGGCAAGCAGCCCCTCGGCTACTTTTCCGAGGACGGCATCACCATCCACCCAGAAGCAGGCGATTCGAACGATTTTTCCGCCCACAACGGCGACACCGTCGTCTCCTGGAATTCCGGAGGCTACTGGACCGTGCAGTTCAGCGGCCTGGAATCCAAGAAGGAAGTCATCGAAACCTACTTCGACACCACCGTGGACGCCACCGGCGCGATCACCATCGACAAGGCGGAATGCAACAAGGCCGCCCAGTACGTCATCGCAGGGCTCACCCAGGACGGCAACCTCATCGTCCTGCACGTGCCCAAGGCGAAGGTCGGCGAACGCGAGGACGTCGTGTGGAAGATCAGCGAGCTGATGAGCTACGGCATGACCCTGCGACTGTTCCGCGACGCCCCGAAGGACAAATACTTCTTCAAGGCGTGGGGCTTCGCCCAGGGCGCCTGACCCTTACCATCCCAAACCACCACCGGCCCTGCACCGCACACCTGGTGCGGGGCCCTGTTCATGAAGGACACCGATGAGCGACACCATCAACCTGACCCCCACTCCGCGCACCCCGGACGCCGACCAGCGGCCCATCCGCATCCAGTACGGCGACGTGAAAATGGACCTGCCCCGCCTGGACGACTCCACCCAGCTGCCCATCGAACTGATCATCGCCGGCATGGGCGCCGCCAGCCAGGGCTGGGACAACCTCGACAACGAACAGAAGATGGCGTTCATGGCGACCATCCTCGCATTCCTCACCAAGCAGTACCCCAAGTTCGCGCGCGAACTCGACCGCAAGAGCGGCGACAAGGTCCGTGACCTGGGCCTCATCTTCGACGCGTGGGCGACCGCCACCACGGAACTGGACCCAAAAGCCTGACCCTTGTCTGGCTCATCCAGGAGCACTACTGGGCCGTGCAGGCCGACTGGCTCAAGGTGTGGCATGAACGCCTCGACCTGACCGTCACGCCCCTTCATGAAGCGTGGGCCATGTGCAAGGAAACCCTCAAGGACCATGCTGGTCACATGTTCGCCGTCCTCGCCGACTGGGCGTGGATCCCGGACGGCTCCGACCGCACCTTGCACGCACTGTCGCAAACCAGTACGCGCCGCAGCGAACCGCCCTGGCAGCAGCCCATGCCATGGGACGGCGAACCACGCCACGCCACGAACCATGAGCTACGCAACCGGCTCAAGGAACGACTCGGCATCCAAGACGCATAACCGAACAGGGAGGATACTTCGATGGCGCAGGAACTCGGCACCGGATACATCATCATCCAGCCCTCCACCAAGGGGCTGGGCAAGGCCATCGAAGGCTCCATCGACACCGCCACCACCACGGGCAGCGCGAAGAGCAGCAAGACCCTCCTGCAGCGGCTCGGCGGCACCTTCGGCAAGATCGGCAAGATCGGTGTGGCCGCCACCAGCGCCATCGGCGGCGCGGTCGTCGGACTGGCAGCCAAGGGCGGCTTCGACCGTGCCCTGAACATCGAACGCGCCCAGACCAAGCTCAAGGCGTTGGGCCATGACACCAAGAGCATCGACGGCATCATGTCCGACGCGTTGGCGTCCGTCAAGGGCACCGCGTTCGGCCTGGGTGACGCCGCAAGCGTGGCGGCCCAACTGGTCGCTTCCGGCGTCAAGCAGGGCAAGGAATTGGAGAACGCGCTGACCCTGGTGGGGGATGCGGCGCAGGTCGCCGGCGTCGAGTTCACCGACATGGGCACCATCTTCTCCAAGGTCGCCGCCACCGGGCACTTGCAGGGCGACGAGATGAACCAGCTCATGGAAGCCGGCATCCCCGTCCTGCAGGATTTGGCCAAGCATTACGGCATCACCGCCGACGAGGCGCGCGAGATGGTGTCCGACGGCAAGGTGAGCTTCGAGGATTTCTCCGCCGCGATGCAGGAGCATTTCGGTGGTGCCGCGCAACGCGCCGGCGAATCCTTCGACGGCGCCATGGCCAACATCAAGGCCGCCCTGTCCCGTGTGGGCGAGGGCTTCGGCACGCCGCTGATCAAGGGTGCCACCAAGCTCGCCAACCAGCTGATTCCCGTCGTGGACCAGCTCGCCGGCGCGTTCAAACCGTTGCAGAAGCAGTTCGAAACCGTGTTCGGTGATGTCGTCGACAAGGCCGGCATCCATATTGATGAGTTCTCCAAGAAGCTCGAGTCGGGCGAGATCACCATCCAGGACCTCGGCCGACAACTCGGGCTGCTCGCCGGCGGCTTCGCCACCCTCGCCGCGGTCGGCGGCAACATCAACCCGCTCCTGGATGCGGTCAACCAGTTCGCCGACGGCGCCGACAGTGCGGTGGCCAAGGCCGGTGACGCGTTCAAGGCACTGCCCGGCAAGATCTCCGAACATCTGGAGTCCGGCCGCGGCATAATCACCCGATTCAAGGGACTGTTCGACAAGGACATCCGCGAAATGCTGCTCGTGGACAGCGACACGTTCACATCGGCGGCGGAACGCATCAAGAACGGGCTATCCGGCATTGGAGACCACTTCAAGAACGGTTTCGACAAGCTTGCCGACACGAAACTCGGTTCCAAGGTCGGCAAGGTATTCGATGCCATGAAGACCGGCATCGGTACCGGCGCCGCCAAGGTCAAGGGCGCGATCACGGAGAAAATGGCCGGACTCGCATTCTCCTTCGAGAACAACCCAGTCGTGACCTCGGTCAAGGACCTGGGCGGCAAGATCGCCGGCAGCCTCGGCGCCCTAGGTGGGAAAATCACGTCTTCCATGTCATCGCTTGGCGGCAAGGTCAAGGGTGCGCTCGCACCCGTCGGGGAAATCTTCGGCGGTATCGGCGACATGGTCGGCCCCAAGCTCAAGGGCGGCCTCGACAAGGTCGGCGGCATGCTCACCAGCTTCTTCAGCCCCGGCAACTTCATGAAATTCGTCGGCATCGGTGCCATCGCCGCAGCCCTCGTCGCCGGCATCGGCATGATCAACGAAGCCACCGGCGGCAAAGCGGCGGAAATGGCATCCAACCTGGTCGCCAAACTCACCGACGCCATCGGCAAGGCCATGGAATGGATCACCAACAGCCTGCCCGGGCTCATGCAATCCGGCAGCGACATCATCCTCGCCATCCTCAACGGCATCACCGCCATGCTGCCCTCCTTGGCCACCATGGCCGGACAGGCCATCAACACGCTCGTCACCGGACTGGCCGCCGCCCTGCCCCAACTCATCCCCGCCGCAGTGAACGCCATCACAACCCTGGTGACCTCCCTCATCGACCAGCTGCCCCTGCTCATCGACGCAGGCATGCAACTGCTGCAAGGACTCGTGGAAGGCCTCGTCAACTCGATCCCCGTCCTCGTGGCCGCCCTGCCGGAAATCATCGACTCCCTGGTCACCGCGATCACCACCAGCCTGCCCGACATCATCGAATCAGGCGTCGATATCCTCAACGCCCTGGTCGACGGCCTCATCCAAGCCATCCCCGCCCTGGTCGAAGCCTTGCCGGAAATCATCGACGCCCTGGTCGGCGGCATCACCGAGAACCTGCCCGCCATCATCGACGCCGGCGTCGACCTGCTCCTCGCACTCATCGACGGACTCGTCAAGGCACTGCCGGAAATCGCCAAGGCGTTGCCGAAGATCCTCGAAGCAATCGTGGAAGGCATCATCGACAACCTACCCATGATCATCGAAGCAGCCGTCTACCTGATGATCGCGCTCGCGGAAGGCCTCATCAAGGCCATCCCCGAACTGCTCAAGGCGATCCCCGATATCTTCAACGCCCTGTGCGAGGGATTCGCGGAAACCGACTGGGGACAGCTCGGCCATGACCTCCTCGACGCGGTCGGTGAAGGACTGGAAGCCGCGAAGGACGCCCTTGGCGAGGTGTGGAACAACATATGGAACGGCATCAAGGACAAGGCCGGTGAGATCTGGGAGAACATCAAGACCACCGTGTCCGACAAGTTCAACGAGGTCAAGGACGGCATCGGCTCCAAGTTCGAGGAGATCAAGACCGGATGGTCCGAAGGATGGGAGAACGTCAAATCCAAGTGTTCGGACACATGGGACAGCATCAAGTCCGGCGTGGCCAGCAAGTGGGAAGAGACGAAGACCAACGTGTCCGACGGCATGAGCAAGCTCAAGTCCGACTGGTCGAGCGGCTGGGAAGACACCAAGTCGAAGTGCGGCAACGCGTGGAACACCATCAAAACCAACTGTTCGAACGGCATCAACAACGCCAAGACGAATATCTCCAACGGGTTGGGCAACATCAAGTCCAACTGGAGTTCGGGATGGGAGTCCATGAAAACCAAGATGGGCAACGTCTGGGAAGGCATCAAGTCCGGCGTGTCTACGGGCATCAACAACGTGATGGACTCCGTTCGCGGCATCAAGGACAGGATCACCGGGTTCTTCTCGGGTGCAGGCCAGTGGCTCGTCGACTCGGGCCGTTCCATCATCAACGGTCTGGGCGAAGGCATCTCCAGCGCGTTCAACCATGTGAAGGGCATGCTGTCCGACGGATTGCAGTCGCTTCGTAACCTGCTGCCGTTCTCCCCGGCGAAGGAAGGCCCGTTCTCCGGTCACGGGTGGACGCTGTACTCGGGCCGGTCCATCATGCAGGCCATGGCGCAGGGCATCGAGGATGAAACCGACGGTGCCGTCAAGACCATGGACCGGGCCATGGGCCGCCTCTACCAGAGCGCCAACAGTGCCAACACCGGCAAGTACGGTGTCGGCTTCGACCTGCAAGCCCAGTTGGACGAGGCAGTCGCGAACCTGCGCCTGAGCGTCCCATGGGATGGCATCAGCCCCGTGGACGCGTACCCGGCGGGCAAGACCGTCAACTACACGATCGAGATCAACGGTGAACGCCTGGACGCGGACCGTCGCCTGGCCACTCTGCTGGACGAGCTGGTGGCCGCGTGCGGCGTGAGCCTGAAAGCGAGGACATGATGGCTGACGGGTACGGCAGCATCATCGCGAACTCGTGGCGCTGCCACATATCCGCATGGGTGCTTTCCCAGACCGACACGACCGCGACCATCCGCGTGGAAGCACGCTTCCAGGCGGTCAACGGCTGGTACTTCCAGATCAACGGCGTGCAGGGCAAGGTCACGTGCAACGGGCAGTCCGCGTCCGCCACGGGCAGCGTGAACATCACCCAGAACGGGGAGACGGTCATCTGCCGTAAGGACGTGACCGTCTCCAAGGGCGACAATGCGCGCAACATCACCTGTTCGGCGACGATCACGCAAAGCTCCTTCAATTCCGGTTCGTCGTCCGCGTCCTGCGCGGTCTCTGTCGCCGGCGTCGCCTATTTGAAGCCAAACGCGCCCAGGAACGTGTCCTACAAGCGAGAAAGCGACTCCGCCGTATTGTGCACGTGGCAGGCTGCGTGGGACAATGCCGCCAGGAAACCATGGCACGGCTTGCAGGTGTGGATGCGGCAACGTGTCGGCGGTGGCGCCTGGGGTGCGTGGTCTCGTAAGGCGACGCTCAACTGGGATGCGACCAGCTACCGGTTCACCGGCCTGAAAGCGAACGCATGCTACCAGTTCACCGTGTACGCGACGAACCCGGCAGGCGAGTCCACGCACGTGGACTCCGCGTTCATCTACACCACGCCCGCCGCCCCCAAGACCGTCACGGCGGCGAAGACGAGTGCGACGAGCGTGAAGGTGAGCGTGGACGCGTCGAACACCTTCGCATACATGGTGCGCATCGACCGCGTCGTGGACGGCACCCGCACCCACCTGAAATGGGAGACCCCGGTCTCCGGGAAGGCGACATACACGGACAGTGCGGCGCCCGCCGCCACGGTCGCCTACGACGTCATCGTCAGCCGTCCCGTCTACGGCAACGACACCACCAAGGGTGAACTCGTATCCGCCTGGAAGCAGTCGAACACGGTCGCCACGATGCAGCCGCCGGCCGCGCCCACGATCCTCGCACCCATGGGTGTGCTGCCCATCGGCCAGGTGGCCACGATCGAATGGAAGCCGAGCCATCCGGACGGGTCCGCCCAGTCGGCTGCGCAGGTGGAGGTCACCAAGCCCATCGGCGGCGGCAACGAAACCATCGACATATCCGGAACCGCGACCAGTGTGCAATGCTCCTGCCCGACGCCGGGCGAGTACACGGTGCGTGTGCGCACCAAGGGCGTGGACGCCGAGTGGGGTGCGTGGAGCAGCGTGCACTCGTGGCGGTGCGCGAACCCGCCCATGGTCACCCTCAACCCCATCAACGGCGACAATGTGGTGCGCGGCCTGCCTATCGAGGTGGAGTGGAGCGTGTCTGACGGGGATGGCATCGCCCGGCAGACGCTGACAATCACGGATGGTGACGGACCGCCCGTGTTCATGGTGCAACCCGGCACGAGCGTACGCCATGCCACGATCCGCGCCGACCAGTACACACCATCCCAGGGGGCGCAGCTGCTCGTCTCCATCACGGTCCTGTCGGGATCCTCGTTGCAGACCACGGCCACGCAACTGGTCACGGTCGACTATGACCCGCCGGCCGTGCCATCCGCGCAATGCGACCTGGACGCCGGGTACGGGGTGACCGTCACCGTGCACGCCGGCACCGAGGACGGCAAGCCCGCCACGGAATACCTCAGCGTGTACCGCGACGTGCAGGGATCGTCCACCCTGGTGGCGCCGCACCTGGCAGAGGGTGAGATGATCACCGACCGGCTGCCGCCCCTGCATGTCGACTACGCGTACCGTGTCGTCGCGCACGCCGATTCCGGTGCCATCGCCGAAGCGAACACGGGCATGTTCATCGACGCCGACGGGCCAGTCTTGAACTTCGGACCGGACGCCGATGAGTGCGTGGTCGTGGGCGGCGCATGGAAGGTGTCCGAGAAACCACAGCTGGACACCAGCGAATACCATTTCGCGGACGACACGGGGCTGCCCGTCTCCTACGGTTCGGGCGACCTGGACAACACGGTCAGCGTCACCTCAAGCTACCTGTGGGATGCGACCCTGTACCGGCGTATCCGCGGCCTGGCGCGCACGTATGCGCAGGGCTGGCTGCGCCTGCTGGGCGGCCCCGTCATGTATGTGCGCGTCTCCATGAGCCAGTCGCTTTCGGCTGACGGGCAGATGGTCGACTTCGACGCGGACTGCGACGAACTCGTCTGGCAGGATCCACATATGTGGTGGCTCGACGAGGACGACGCGCCGGACGGAACGGACGAGGAGGGTGCGGATGGATCTGACGCATCATAGGATGCCGTTCGACATGCGACTGCGTGTCATGCGCGTCGACCGGGCCAGCGGCCAGGAAACCGGCCAACTGGCCACGGTCGTGTCGGGCGGGTCGATCAGTCGCAACCAGGACACCACCGTCGGCGAACAGGCCACGCTCGAACTGGTCGGCGACACCGACCTGGGCGCCGACCTGCTGCGCATCTGGGCCGACCTGGCCTACAGTGACGGCACCGGGGAAAGCATCCCCCTGGGCACGTTCCTCGCGGATGGCCCCAAACGGCAGGTCACCGGCGGGGCGGACGTGAACATTCCCTTGACCTTGTATGGGCGTCTGCGGGAATTGGACGACGACCAGTTCACCGGGCCGGTCAGCATCGCCAAGGGCGCCAACCCGATGGACTGGATCGACAAGACCATCCGCGAGGCGGGCCTGACCGTCGCCGCGCACGACGCGTGCGCCTACCGGATGGGAGCCGCCTGGACCTTCGGCGCCGGCGACACGAAGGACAAGAGCAAGCTTGACGCGATCAACGCACTGTTGGACCTGGCCGGATGGTCCGCCGCGGCGACCGACCCGTGGGGCCGTGTCCTGCTCACCCCATACCGGGACCCCGCACAGCGTGCCCCCTCCTGGGAGTTCGTGCAAGGGGAGGGCGCCCGGTTCCTGCGAAGCATGACCGACGAACGTGACTGGTTCGACACCGCCAACCAGGTGCGCGTCATCTACGCCACGCAAGCCAAGGAAATCATCGGCATCGCACGCGACGAAACCGCTGGCGAGTTCAGCATCCCCACCCGTGGCCGTGTCATCTCCAAGACGTACACGTACACGGACGTACCCGACGGCAAGACCGACGCGCAGCTCAAGACCATGGCCAACCAAAAAGCCAAGGAACTGCTCGCCACCGCACAGGCCGTCATCCACCGCGTCACCCTCACCCACATCTACGCGCCCATCAACGTCGGCGACGTCATCCACCTCGACTACCCAAGCGGCGGCATCGAAGGGGACTTCGCAATCCGCACCCAGAAAATCAGACTCGAGGCGGGACTGCCCGTCGAATGCGAAGCCAGGAGCTTCCAGAGAGGAGGAACCACATGAGCATGAACCAGGACGCGTACCGGGCCCGAGACGCCGGACAGACCCTCGCACAAACCCTGGCCAACAGCCTGGCACCACCCGACGTGCCCGGCTTCGACTGGGCGACCTGCGCCGGGCCTCCCGCCGACAACGTCCTGCCCGTCATCTTGCAGGAGGCCGCCATGAGCGTGCCCTACACCACCAACTGCGCGGCAGCCAAAAGCGGTGACCGTGTCCTTCTGCTCACCGTCGGCCACCTGACCACCGCCATAGCCATCCTCACCCAGTAGAAAGGAACCCCCACCATGCCAAAGATCCATATCGTCCTCAAGAAGGTCGAATCTTCCGGTGCCGTCCCCGTGGAAGGGAAGGTACGGCTCCAGCCCGTATCCCGTATCAAGACCGGCACCACGATGATCGTGCCCGAGTATTTCGAGCAGTCCCTGGACTCGGACGGAGTCACGGACGTGTCCCTGCCGAAAATGTCCTCGGCACAGGTCTGGGCGGTCACCGAACTGCCCGGCACGGCGCAGGAATACACCCGCTACGTGCAGATCCCCGCGTCCGAGGAAACGATCAACTACACGGACCTGCCGGACGTCAACCCGGCCAGTGGTGTGCCGGTGAGCATGCAGAACGGGCAGGTCCTCCAGGTCATGGTCGCGTCCAGCGCCCAGGCCGCGGCCGCGTTGTCTGCGAAGTATCCGCATGTGCTGGTCGTGTATCCGTCCGACACGACCACTGCCACGAGCGTGTCGAGCGTGGGCCCGGTGCTGTCGTCGGCGGGCACGGCCGTGTCCGGCGGTTCGGCCACACTGCTGCCCGACACGGTGGTGGCCGTCGGCGGCACCACCCTGGAATCCACGGCCGACGACGACACGGACGACGTCGCCTCGGCCGACAAGGAGGCGTGACATGGGTGCCGTATTGGCCGGCCGGCAGATGGCCGGCGCCTACATGAACGGGCAGCCATACAAGCTCTCCGCCGGTCCCACCGTCGCATGGGAGCCGTTCTGGGGCCTGTCCGACTGGCATACGCGCGCCACCGGCGGAAAGGACGCCTCGCCCAGTGCCATGACCCTCAAATGGGCCACCTGCGACAAGTGCAACTGGGTGACGTGCTCCACGGGCGGACCGGACGCGTCGCCCAGCGTCATGAGCTACATGTTCACGGCCGAACTGATCTAGAAGGAGACCACTATGCAAACCACGCTCACGAATTGGGCGCCGGACCCCCGTCTGGCCACCGACGCCACCGAAACGATGAACTGCACCACGCGCCGCGACAGCAACGGCTGGCTGAACATGTTCGCCTCGACGGACAGTGCCCTGTCACGTGTCTACCAGGGTGCGAACGTGGACACGTCCGACCTGGCCGGCTGGCAGGACGGCATCGCCGTGCCCGCCGGCGACCTCGTGTTCGCGGTCAAGGTCAAGTCCGAAGCGACCACGCAGGCGCAGGCGGTGCTCGTGCCCGTCAGGGACGGCGCCATGGTGCTCTCGACCAAGCCGGCCGCCACGTCCGATGCTGCGGGGGAGCGGCTGCTGACCGTCGAGTTCACGGTGCCGTCCGCCTGCACGCTCAGCTGGTGCGTGCGCTCCCGCACGGCCGGCGCCACCATCGGCGTGCGCGACCTGATCGTGTGCACCAAGGACGACTGGAATCAGCTGCAGCTCATGGGATTGGACTACTTCGACTATTCGACGTTGCCCGCGTAAGGAGGGAGCCGCGCATGAACATCTGGGTCGAGATCGTCCTCGCCATGTGCGGCTCCGGCGTGCTCGGCGGCGCCCTGACCGCCATCACCCAACACCTCATCGAATCATGGCGGCGACGACGCGACCTCGAGGAGGATCCCAAGGTCAAGGCACGCAACGTGCTCTCCAGGCACTCCGGGCTGCGGATCCTCAAGGATCTGCACCGGGATGCGGTACGGCGCGGATGGATCGACCTTGACGAGTTGGAGGAAGCCGAGGAAGTGTACGTCGCGTACGCCGAACTGGGCGGCAACGGTGCGGGCACGCGCATCATCAACGATCTGCGCGGCATGCGCAACTATCCGCCCGACCCAGCCAAATAAACCATGCAGTGCCCCGGCCGACAGGTCGGGGCACTGCCTTATCAGGAAGGAACCATCATGACCCTCAACGGCATCGACGTGTCGAACTGGCAGAACGGCATCAACCTGGCCGTCGTGCCCGCGGACTTCGTCATCATGAAGGCCACGCAGGGCAACAGCTACGTGAGCCCGGACTGCGTACGCCAGTACGAGCAGGCCAAGGCGGCGGGTCGGTTGCGTGGCCTGTACCATTACGTGGACGGATCCGGCGGCTACGCGGCCGAGGCGAAGCACTTCGTGGACTCCATCAGGAACTGGGTCGGCGACGCGATCCTCGCGATCGACTGGGAAGCCGAACAGAACGCGCAGTGGGGCAACGAAACCTACCTGGAGAACCTGGTCAAGGAAGTCAAGCGCCTGACCGGCGTCAACCCGATCATCTACGGCATGCAGTCCCGCTACGCGCAGATGAAGGCCGTCGCGGACCGGCAGAACTGCGGCCTGTGGATCGCCCAGTACGCCAACTACGACAAGACCGGATACCAGCCGCACCCGTGGAACGAAGGCGCCTATGCGTGCGCGATCCGCCAGTACTCCGCTGCCGGACGCCTCAACGGCTATGCGGGGGATCTCGACCTGAACATTGCGTACATGGATGCGCCGGCCTGGAAGAAGTACGCAAACCCCACTGCTGCGACCTCCAAGCCGGCGGCTGCATCGAAGCCGGCCGCCGCGAGCCCGGCGAAGAAGAGCGTCGCCGAGGTCGCCAGGGAGGTCATCGCCGGCAAGTGGGGCAACGGGCAGGACCGCGTCAACCGTCTCAAGGCCGCCGGATACGACGCTGCTGCCGTGCAGGCGCAGGTCAACAAGCAGATGGGCGTCTCCACGGCCACGGCGCGCACGTACACCGTCAAGAGCGGCGACAACCTGACAGCCATCGCAGCGCGACTGGGCACCACGGTCAACGCGTTGGTGGCCAAGAACAACATTGCCAACCCGAACCTGATCTACCCCGGCCAGATCATCAAGTACTAACCAAGGAGCACCAAGGAGCACCAATGAGCCAGGAAGCACTCGACCACATCATCCAGACCGTGGACGACTCCGACCAGCCACTGCCCGACAACCTGACGATCGAACCGTACCGGCCGGTGTTCAATTCCACCGTGAGAACCGTCATCTACGTGGTGTGTCTGGTCGCCGGCATCGTCGGCCTGGGCTTCACGATCTTCGGTGACGCCGCGATCGGCAGCTACGTGGCCACGGCGGCGGCCATGCTCGCCGGCGGTTTCGGCGTCGCCTACAATCCCGTCCGCGAAGGACTCCAGTAG